TTTTAGCTTGTGGCCTGTTCCTTATTCCTTTTTCCTCTATTCCAGGCATGAAAAAACCCGGGCCATTTCTGGCCCGGGTTGGAGGGTAAACTATTTTCTAAAGTTTTGTCTGCACTCTGGAGCGTGTTCACCGTAGAACTCAGCGATATCGATGAACGCCCTTCCCAGTTTAGTTTTTTCCATCTTGCTGATGGACCAACTATCCCGGCTGCAAACAAGTATGTATATTTTTTCAATTGCCTTAAGAGCACGATCTTCACGATCGTACTCAAAAGTAATTCCCTGGATCTTTTCTCGAACCAGGGACATAGATCTATTATCCATTTTTCGCCTCCTTTAGTTTTTCGTGCATTCTTTTTAAAACAAGTTCCTTGTAAGCTTTGACCCATCTGGTCGTGAACTTTGCCGTAGATTTTGGCCCAACATTGCACTTGTAACCGATCAATTTTTTGATCCATTTTTTTACAACTGGGATGGATTGTCTGTGAGTCCAAGGACCCATTCCAAGCTCCTGCATAAATTCGATCCGGAACAAAACCTCTGTTTTGTTTTTTTCCGTAATCTCTTTCATGTCGATGAACATCATCGTCCAAGCAAAACGAGCTGCCAGGTTGTGCTCTTCTTTGGTCCAGCCCTTTGAGTCGACTGCCGTGTAATCGTATTGTAATGCCATATTTTCCTCCATTTGTTAAATTGACAATACCGGAGTATAAAACGGCAAAATTTTTTTTAGAACATGACAAGACGACGCATCCTGCATTTTTTTGCAACTCACACTTGTGCATGTTCCTGTGTCCATGTGCCGCGGGCCTGCGACCTTTTGCCTGTCAACATGACCAATTGCCGCGCGACAATTTGCCGCACCCAGAGGAGAGCTTGTGGGCGGGTCCCTCCCAAAGTAAAAAAAACAATTGTCTTAGGCATGTTGCCTGAGGCCTGTTCCTTTATGCTTGATGCTTGCGCCTTGTTCCTTTTATAATTTATATATTTCATTTCAGTTTATAACCGTTCTAATGTTCACCATATGCAATATTAGGTATTGACTTATTCCAACACGCCCGGCAATCGCCGCAAACGTTGCCTTGGTCAGGGGCGGGACATGTCCGCGCGCCTGGCTTCGTTGTTACCGTTGAAGTGTGGGCCCATGACTTAACCGGGGCCGCGTCCACCATCTGGCCCGAAAATCTTACAATTAAATTTTTTGGGCATCGATGCATATATTTTTTAATCCACGCTTCACGCGTTGGCATCCAGTGTTTAACTTCAGGCGTTAACTTACAAACTTTAAAAATTTTTAATAGGTGTTTTAAATCTTGAACATCCCCGGAGTCATGCCATCTAAAATATTTAGATTTTTTTGAATTGATTTGAAAAGCCATGGCCTGGACCCATAACGGACGCCTTAAGCTATCAAGTCTCTTATACTGAGCTTGTTTAACATTATCAAACTTATACCGGCCACGCTCGAAGGCGTAGCAATTTGAGCAAACGCTATTCGGAATCAATCTCAATTTGGTCCCCGTTTTACAAGCTGCCGCCGGTGTTGAATATGCAAACCCCGGCATTTTACCAGGCTTTGAAAGTGTATGAGTTATTGCCTCCGCTTCTTTTTTATTCATAAGATTGTTTTTACATGATCCTTGAACCGTGAACATTGCGCAAAGTGTCGCAGGAGAGGAGAGCTTGTGGGCGGGCCCCACCCAAAAAAACGGCTCAAAAAAAAGGGCTCTTGCGAGCCCTTTTTAAAATTAAGAATAATAACTCGGATCCGAGTTATCCTCGGGACCGTGCTTATTATCAAAAACGTGGGCTTCAAGCCTACGATCATAACGATCACTATCTTTAATCATAGCCTTGGTAATACGCTCCCACCATTTATGAAGCTCAGCTTCTGAAGAAAAAGATTTTTTCAAATCTCTAAACTTATCACGGACAGTGTAATACCATCCGCCCTCTTCAGAACCACCACGCTCACGATAAGTCTGATATATTGATACGTATTTTTTTGTCATAGATAAAATTTACCATAATAAAATTATATATAAACGCGCATATTGTCGCAGGTGGTGAGTGCATGTGGGCGGGTCCCACCCTAAAAAAGCGGCGGCTAAAAAAGGCCCCAGTCTCCCGGGGCCTTTTACAATTAGATTTCAGAGTACCACCGTGACAGGCATCTCGTACTTTTTGCCCTACTGGACTGAATCTAATCTTTTGGGTGGTTGGCAAATTTACCGACCGGAAACCACCCGAAACGAGGTCTATGTGTATCTAGAGGTAGTTTAACTGAAACTTAGTACGCATAAAAACAAATTAACATAGGTCCATGATCCACGCAATTGGCATAATGTCGCAGGCAGAGAAGAGCATGTGGGCGGGACCCACCCTTCTAGGGGAGAGCTTGTGGGCGGGCCCCACCCATATAAAAAAATAAAAAGTGCGACGTTTTGTCATCTACACAAGTGTTGATGATAATGTAATGTGATTTCATAACTTAACAACGGAGGAAAAAATGAGTAAATCAATGACTAAGTACCAACTAGATCACTTTAGAGATAAAGTGAAGAGACAGTTTAATCCTTTAATTGAAGATCAAGAATTATTGATTAAACAATTTAAGACACAGGCAACAGACAAAGCCGTTGCCAAATTGTCTAAAAAAATGGGTGCTGATAAAGTAATGGCCAAATTTAGACAGGCTGAAAAATTACTGAAAGAAGCACAGGACACCGCTAGAACTTTCTTTAAAAAGAAAGCTGAAAAAGAAGAAGATAAAAACTTAAATTATTCTTTTAGACATAGAGAAGAGAGAATAACTTTGAGTGATTGTGAAGAGCAATTGAGAGACTGGGCTTCCAATCTTGCTGAAAAAGAAATAGAGAGAAGACCCGAAGGTGCAAGGTTGAGACAGTTGAAAGACCTAAAACAAAAAGCACTGGATACTGTTATGGAAGCAGGGACACCTGATAGCCTAGCAATCTCATTAGATCAAGTAAGTAAAAAAATAGGGTTAAGTTGGGATCAAGATTTGACAGCTTTACCTAATATCAAGTCGGAGTAGGTGCGACAATCTGCCCAATGGTTTTAATTAACCATTGGGCTATTGTTTATTTATTAACCAATGGAGGAAACTATGACTAAAGAAAATGCAGACATAAACGAAACCTTTGAATTATCTCTCAATGATAGACTGGTTAAAATAGATCATCATTGTAAGAAGATGTTTAAAGATCAAGGTAAAGACGCACTGGAGGGACTTAAAGATATTATTACTGGTGAATTAAAAGCTGATAAAAAAGACGGCTTTATTCCTTACGATAACTTTGAGTGTTCAATTAAATGGGAGGTTGTTTAATGAATATTTATTTATCAGCAATCGCATTTGCGCTTTGTTTTGCTTTAATGTTTTTAGGAATTATCTTAGCCATACACTTAAATGTATGGCTAGGTCTATCATTAACCGCAGTAGCAGGGATTAAGTTTTGGTCTTACCTACCGCAATACAACAAGGAATATTAATATGACATACTTAATAATAAGAACTAGGACTTTCACTAACAATGACAAGATGTACTCGGTTCACGATCATACCGAAGATAAGGACATGGCACTTGATAAAGTGCGAGGTTATACTCTAGCTAACAGTGATAAAAATATTGACTATACATTGTCCGAGGTTCACGATCCGTTGACCTTGACCGAAGACATGGCAGTCAAACAAGATAAACATTTTAATTATAATCAGGAGGGACAACTGGCGTTTGATTTCTAGTCAATAGTTATTATTGTCGCACTGTTGTATAGTGGCAACAGTGTGACATAAACAACACACCATGGGGAGTGCATGTGGGCGGGTCCCACCCATGAATTATAGAGGTACCAGACCGAATCCGGAATTACTTTTTTTAGAGAAGGGGGGGAGGGCTTTTAACCAAATATAGGGATCCTAAGTATACCCTTTAGACTTGGATTTAGACATAGAATGGTGTATAAAACTTTTTCCTAAATAGATCCCGTTTCTACTATTTTTTAAATAGGGGGGAGGGGTAAAAATTTTATTTAGGTACCATAATTAATTTATGCTTAGTTTAGAAAAAATAAATCAAATAACAGACCCTAAGGTACGGAAGCAATTAAAATTAGATATTTTAAATAGTGCTAATAAAAAAAATCAAGGAATATTAAGAACAGATTTTTTATCTTTTGTAAAAACTATTTGGCCTGAATTTATTGAAGGAAACCATCATAAAACTATAGCAGATTCTTTTAATAGAATTTTAAAAGGTGATTTAAAAAGACTTATTATTAATATGCCACCTAGGCATACTAAATCAGAATTTGCTTCTTATTTTTTACCCGCTTGGATGATTGGAAACAGACCTGATTTAAAAATAATTCAAGCAACCCACACAGCAGAACTTGCAATAAGATTTGGCCGTAAGGCTAAAACATTAATTGACTCTGGAGAATATCAAGATCTATTTACTACAAGATTAAGAGAAGATTCTAAAGCAGCAGGAAGATGGGAAACTAATAAAGGTGGTGAATACTTTGCAGTTGGTGTTCAAGGAGCTGTAACAGGTAGAGGTGCGGATTTATTAATTATTGATGATCCACATTCCGAGCAAGATGTAAATTCATCCACTGCATTTGATAATGCATATGAATGGTATACTTCAGGACCACGACAACGTTTACAACCAGGTGGAGCAATCGTTGTGGTTATGACAAGATGGAGTACAAAAGATTTAACAGCACAACTGGTAAATGCTGGAGCCAAGGAAGCAAAAGCAGATCAATGGGAAGTAATTGAGTTTCCTGCAATACTACCTAGTGGAGAACCTGTTTGGCCAGAATATTGGAAATTAGAAGAATTAGAAAAAGTAAAAGCATCCGCTGGTGTATCGAAATGGAATGCACAATACATGCAAAACCCAACTTCAGAAGAAGGTGCTTTAATTAAAAGAGATTGGTGGAAAGATTGGGATAAGGATTATTTACCTCCATTACAACATGTTATCCAATCTTACGATACCGCTTTCATGAAAAAAGAAACTGCGGATTACTCTGCCATTACCACTTGGGGAATTTTTCAAGAGAATGAAGGAGATCCAGCTCATATAATTTTATTAGATGCAATGAAAGAACGTTTAGAGTTCCCTGAATTAAGACGTGTGGCTAAAGAACAATATGATTATTGGCAACCTGAAACAGTATTAGTAGAAGCAAAAGCTTCTGGACTTCCTTTAACTTATGAACTTAGAAATATGGGTATACCTGTTGTTAATTTTTCTCCATCAAAAGGAAATGATAAACATTCTCGTGTAAATGCAGTATCTCCTATGTTTGAGTCTGGAATGGTCTGGGCTCCTTTAGACAAAGAGTTTGCTCAAGAAGTTGTAGAAGAATGTGCTGCTTTCCCATATGGAGATCATGACGATTTAGTAGATAGTACCACTCAAGCATTAATGAGATTTAGACAAGGGGGGTTGATTATTCACCCAGAAGATTATAAAGATGAACCTCTTTCTCATAAAAAAAGAAGTTATTATTGGTAGATGAAAAAACCTAAGAGATTAACACTGACAGTACCACCTAAATCAGGGCCCACGCCTCAGGGCTTGAATCTTGATCCTAATACTGTTAAGACTGTAAAATTGGAGAAAATAAATGGCAGATATAGACAAAGCACTTCCAAACGAAGTTAGAAAAACAATTGAAATTGAAGGAGCTGAAAATGCTGCTGAAGAGAATTTAGAGATTCAAGAAGAATTACCTAATGTAGGTGAGACGGAAGTTACTCCCCTAGAAGATGGTGGAGTAGAAATTAATTTTGAACCAGGAGCCTTCAACCAGGCTCAAACGGAAAATCACTACGACAACCTAGCAGAGTTATTACCAGAGGAAATATTGACGCCTCTTGGTTCAGAATTGTTTTCTAATTATTCAGACTACAGATCTTCCCGTGCAGATTGGGAACGAGCCTATGTTCAAGGATTAGATTTATTAGGATTTAAGTATGAACAAAAATCAGAACCTTTTCAAGGTGCAGCAGGTGCAACCCATCCTGTTCTTGCAGAAGCGGTCACTCAATTCCAAGCCTTGGCTTATAAAGAATTGCTCCCGGCTCAAGGACCTGTAAGAACTCAAATCGTTGGAGCGGTTACTCCTGAGAGGGAACAACAGTCTCAAAGAGTTAAAGAGTTTATGAATTATCAATTAATGGATCAAATGAAAGAGTATGAAGCAGAGTTTGATCAAATGTTATTTTATTTACCCCTAAGTGGTTCTGCTTTTAAAAAAGTTTACTATGACGAATTACTTGGAAGAGCTGTATCTAAATTTGTACCAGCAGATGATTTAATTGTTCCATATTCAGCTACCTCACTAGAGGATGCGGAATCTATTATGCATGTGGTTAAAACTTCTGAAAATGATTTAAGAAAACAACAGGTAGCAGGATTTTATAGAGATGTAGAAATACAACCAGGTTATAATGATGAATCAGACCTAGAGAAAAAAGAAAATGAATTAGAGGGAATGAAACAGTCAGGACGTAATGAAGATATCTATACATTACTTGAATGTCATGTTAACTTAGATCTCGAGGGTTTTGAAGATCGAGGTCCCGATGGGGAAGTAACTGGTATTAAATTACCTTATATTGTAACGATAGAACTTAACTCTCGAACCGTTCTAAGTATTAGAAGAAACTTTGAAGTGGGTGATCCACAGAAAAAGAAAGTTTCTTATTTTGTACATTTTAAATTTTTACCCGGCTTAGGCTTTTATGGTTTTGGTTTAATTCACATGATTGGTGGATTATCTAGAACTGCAACTTCTGCATTAAGAAGTCTTTTAGATGCAGGAACATTATCCAATTTACCCGCAGGATTTAAAATGCGTGGAATTAGAATTAGAGATGATGCACAGTCCATCCAACCAGGTGAGTTTAGAGACGTAGATGCCCCTGGCGGTAATTTGAAAGATGCTTTTATGCCTTTACCTTTCAAAGAACCAAGTGCAACACTTCTGAACCTTATGGGTGTCGTGGTACAAGCTGGTCAGCGTTTTGCATCTATAGCTGATATGCAGGTAGGAGAGGGTAATCAACAAGCCGCAGTGGGCACGACCGTTGCGCTATTAGAACGTGGTTCAAGAACCATGTCTGCTATTCACAAAAGACTATATTCATCATTGAAAAATGAATTTAAACTTTTAGCTAAAGTATTTGGTACTTACTTACCTCCTGAATATCCATTTGATGTAGTAGGTGGTCAAAGAATGATTAAACAACAAGACTTTGATGATAAGATAGATATCTTACCTGTTGCAGATCCTAACATATTTTCTCAAACTCAAAGAATTAGTTTAGCTCAAACTGAATTACAGTTAGCTCAATCTAATCCACAGATTCATAATTTATACGCAGCATATAGAAACATGTATGAAGCAATAGGAGTTAAAAATATTGATTTAATTTTAAAGAAACCAGTTCAACCTGTACCTAAAGATCCTTCTTTAGAACATATTGATGCTTTAACAAGCCAACCTTTCCAAGCATTTAAAGGACAGGACCATAGAGCTCATATGACAGCTCATTTAAGTTTCATGGAAACTAATGTTGCTAGAAACAATCCAATGATTACAGTTTCTCTACAGAAAAATATATTTGAACACATTTCATTAATGGCTTTAGAACAAGTTGAAATGGAATTTGCTAATGAGATTATGCAACTACAAGCAGTTCAACAAAATCCTCAAGCAATGCAGAACCCAAAAATGCAACAAATGGTAATGCAATTAAATATGAGAATAGAATCTAGAAAAGCAGTCCTAATTGCTGAGATGACGGAAGAATTTTTAGGAGAAGAAAAGAAAATTAATGGTGATTTTGGTAATGATCCCATTGCTAAGTTAAAAGCAAGGGAGTTAGATATAAGAGCCGCTGAAAATGCTCGTAGAAAAAAAGAAGATGAAGAGAGATTGAACTTAGATAAGATGAAGGCTATGATGAATCAGTCTAATCAAGAAGATAAATTAGAGCAAAATGAAGAATTAGCTGAGTTAAGATCAGATACTTCACTAAGTAAGACTATTTTACAACATGAACTTAAAAATAAAGATGGTATGTAGCATTAAAAAGTGTTACAAATTTTAAATAAGAGGAAAATTATGATCAAAAATAAAAAAATATACGATAAATTAGAGAAAAATGTTCCACACCCAAAAGGTGGTGCAACTGAAGATGGTTATAAGACAGGTGGAGTGACTATTGAGTGTACTGACCCCTCTACTTCTCAAAAAGTAACTGTTAAAGGAACTAAAACTCTAAAAAAACAAACTGCTACTTGGTACTAAGTTATGTTCCCGTGGGGTCTGTTAGGTACAGCTCTAAAAGCTGGCTCTGAAATTTACAAAAACAAGCAAGCAAGTAAAGTTGCTATGTCTGAAGCCCAACTTATGCACGCAGAAAAGATGAAGCGTGGAGAAATTGAGTATCAGGGAAAAATCATGGATAATCACAAAGGAGATTATAAGGATGATTTTGTTTTAATAGTTCTTTCCAGCCCAATTTTATTATTAGCATATTCTGTATTTGCAGAAGATGAAGATATGTCTCAAAAATTAGATATTTATTTTGAAAAGCTACAAGCCATGCCTTGGTGGATAACAGGATTGTGGATTAGTGTAGTAGCTGCTATATATGGTATCAAAGCAACTGATATTATTAACACTAAAAAAGGAAAATAGATGGCTAAAAAATCTTACACACAAATGTTTAGAGACTTAGGAAAAAAAGGCGGAAGTTCTGCTGATTTTAAAGCTTTGTATAATAAGATGAAAGGTTTAGATGATGAAGTCATTAAAATTGATATTGATAAAATAGGTGGTCCTTCATTAGATGATGTTTTAAAAAGATATGAAAAGAAAAAAGGTGGTCTTGTAAAAGGTGGAAAACCAAAGCTAGCAAAAAAAGGATGGAAGTAAATGAACTGGTTAAAAAAAACAATTTGTAAATATTTAAATATAAAAGCATGTAAGTGCGCTGATAAAATTCAAGTTAAAGAAGTGGACAACACTGTAAAAGCTGAACACTGTAGTAAACATACGAGATTTAGAAAATCATGTATTGATTGTATTATAATAATAAAAGGAGATAGAAAAAATGGATAAATCAAAGAAAAAAATACCGGCTGGTAAAAAAGGTAAAGGTATAAAAAAACTTAAAAAAGTAGCACCTGAAGTTGCAAAACGAATGGGATATAAAAAAGGAAGTAAAATATAATGGCTAAACCTGGACTCTACGCAAACATTCATGCGAAACGTAAAAGAATTAAGGCGGGCTCAAAAGAGAAGATGAGAAAAGTTGGATCTAAAGGAGCACCTACTAAAAAACAATTTAAACAAGCTGCAAAAACCGCTAAGAAATAATGGCAACTACAAAAAAGAAATTAACTCCAGCACAAAAGTATAGTCAGCTTAAAAGACAAACGGAATCTGCTGGAATGAAGGTTAAAGAAGTAGATGGTAAAATTGTAGTCACTAGAAAAAAGAAAAAATAATGATTAAAAATTTTAAGGATATAGTTATATTATTAATAACAAGTGGTGTTTTAATTTTATTAGGTATCATTATTATTGGAGACTATTGGGTAGCTGTTAAAGAAGATAGACCCATAGATGATAGTATAATAGTACTTATGAAAATGTCTGTCACAGGTTTAATTGGAGTTATAGGTGGATACATTGGAGGAAGTAAAAACTAATGGCTAGAACAGCAGCTTGGCAAAGAAAAGAAGGTAAATCAAAATCAGGTGGTTTAAATAGAAAAGGTGTTGCATCTTATAGAGCAGCGAACCCTGGTTCAAAATTAAAAACAGCGGTAACAACGAAACCGTCTAAGTTAAAAAAAGGTTCTAAGGCAGCAAATAGAAGAAAATCTTTTTGCGCTAGAATGAGTGGTATGAAGTCTAAACTTACCTCTGCTAAAACGGCCAGAGACCCGAATAGCAGAATCAATAAGTCTCTAAGAAAGTGGAATTGCTAATGGCACAACAACCCGATGATATCATCGTTATACAGAGAATACAGAAAATAATAAAAGAGAGTTATCAAAATATTGGAGACAACCTAATCGCTGGGGGTATTGACAATATGGAGAAATACAAGTACATGTTAGGACAGGCACATGCCTATCAATTTATTTCACAGGAAATCTCTAACCTGCTAAACATTAAGGAGCAAAAAGATGACGAAGGAAGAAATGTCGTTAACCTCGGACAAAAAAGAGGTCCCAAAGATTAAGTTAGCTTTGGAAGAAAAGTACGAAAAAGAAAATGAGAAAAAAATAGATAGCCACAACGCTATCAAAGATAAAGCAACAGATAAACTTCCTCAACCAACAGGTTGGAGAATGATTGTACTACCCTTTAAAGCAAAAGCTAAAACTAAAGGTGGTATTTATTTATCTGATGAATCTATTGAGCGATCACAAGTTGCATCCACTTGTGGTTTAGTATTGTCCATGGGACCCCATTGTTATGATAAGGAAAAATTTCCTGAAGGCCCTTGGTGCAAGAAGGGTGATTGGGTGATCTTTGCAAGATATGCAGGATCTAGAATCATGATTGATGGAGGGGAAGTAAGACTCATTAATGATGATGAGATCTTAGCAACGGTGAAAAACCCCGAAGATATTTTTCACCAATTTTAATCATAGATAGGAGTTACTATGCCAAAAGAAGAAAAAACCGTAGATCTAGATACTTCAGGTCCTGGAGCCGAGATTGAATTACCGGAAACAGAACAACCTGAATCAAACATAGAGGTATCTAATGACACAACTACTGAAAACAGTATTGAGTCCCATGACTCAACTGAGAAATCTGATGAGCAGTCTACTGTTCAAGCAGACACAACCACGGACCAAGAATCAGAAAAAAAAGATGATACTAAAAAGTCTGAAGATAAAAAGAAAGAATTAGAAGATTACTCTGACGGAGTACAAAGAAGAATTGCTAAGTTAACCAAAAAAATGCGTGAGGCGGAGCGAAGAGAAGCTGCTGCTTTAGAGTATGCAAAAAAGGTTCAAACGGATCAAGAGATTCTTAAATCCAAATATTCTAGATTAGATACCGGTTATGTATCTGAAATGGAAAGTAGGATTAAATCTTCTATGGAAGCGGCTGCATCTAAACTAGCAAGAGCTAGAGAAGATGGAGATCTAAAAGCTGAAATAACTGCTCAAACAGAGATTTCAAAATTAGGATATGAAGAAGCTAGGTTAAATGAAATAAAAGCCAAAGCTGAATCAAAAGCACAAGAAACTGAGGTAAGACAACCTCAAGCTCAACCTGCTCAAACTCAGGAACAACCGATCAACCCAGATCCTAAGGCTCAAGATTGGGCCCAAAAGAACAGTTGGTTCGGTCAAGACGAAGCCATGACTTACACCGCATTTAGCCTGCATAAAAAGCTAGTAGATGAGGAAGGTTATGACCCACAATCGGAAGAGTATTATTCTGAAATAGATAAAAGAATAAGACTTGATTTCCCGCATAAATTTGATAGTGTATCTTCACAATCGACTACGAAGCCTACGCAAGTAGTAGCTTCAGCTTCTAGAAGTAGTAAGCCAGGTCGCAAAACTGTAAGACTCACATCGTCACAGGTAGCAATTGCTAAAAAATTAGGTGTGCCACTTGAAGAATATGCGAAACAATTAAATTTAATCACGAAGGAGTAATAAGCATATGGTAGATAATATCGAAAAAAGAAACTCTCGTGCGAGTCAAACTAGAGAAAAAGAATCTCGAAAAAAAGTTTGGTCTCCACCATCAAGTTTAGATGCGCCCCCGGCGCCAGCAGGTTTTAAACATAGATGGGTAAGAGCAGAATCAATGGGCTTTCAGGACACAAAAAATGTCGCTGGAAGATTAAGATCAGGTTACGAATTAGTTCGTGCTGATCAATATCCGGATTCTGATTATCCAGTTGTTGAAGACGGCAAATACTCGGGAGTCATCGGAGTTGGTGGCCTAGTGCTGACTAGGGTACCGGAAGAGATCGCAGCATCAAGAGCGCAATACTATGCACAGCAAGGTATTGAGCAAGATCATGCAGTAGAAAACGATCTGATGAAGGAACAGCACCCAAGTATGCCTATCAATCAAGATAGACAGACTCGTGTAACTTTTGGTGGTTCAAAGAAAAGTTAATTTTTTAACAATTCCTAACCCCAATTAAACTATAAACTAAATGGAGTTAAAACTATGGCAAATAAAGACGCGGCTTTCGGACTGAGAGCTATCGGGAAAGTTGGCCAGAATGCAGACAACCAAGGTTTATCTGAATATAGTATTGCAGCAAGCTCAGCAGCAATTTACCAAAACGACCCAGTTATTCTGGCGGCTACTGGTAAAATTGAAGTTGCAGCAGCGACTGAAGTACTTATTGGATCCCTTAATGGTGTCTTCTACACTGACGCAGCTAACCAAAAACCAACTTGGGCTAATCACTTAGCAGCAAGTAACACTGCAACTGACATTGTTGGCTTTGTATCTGATGATCCTTACGAGAGATTTGAAGTTCAAAGTGCTGGCACTGTAGCAGCAGCGGATGTTGGACTATGCGCTGACATTGTGTACGCAGCAGGTGCGACGCCAAATTATGTTTCAAAAGTAGAAATTTCTGGAACTATGGCAGCAACTACTGCTCAATTAAAAATAATCGGTCTTTCTAAAGATGAAGAAAATAATGACCCAAGTGCCGCTAACGGCAACGTGGTAGTTATTATTAACGAACACTTTATGAAACAGACTGCAGGCATATAATAGGAGAATATAAATTATGGCTATATCACGATCACAACTAGTTAAAGAACTAGAGCCAGGATTGAATGCACTATTCGGCCTGGAATACAAACAATACGAAAACCAACATGAAGCGATCTACGCTAAAGAAACTTCAGACAGAGCGTTTGAAGAAGAAGTTATGTTATCTGGTTTCGCTCAAGCACAAGTAAAACCTGAGGGTTCTGGTGTGACTTTTGACAATGCTCAAGAGACTTTCACTGCTAGATACACTCACGAAACTGTTGCTTTAGCATTTTCAATCACTGAAGAAGCGATTGAAGATAACCTATATGACAGACTAGCGTCTAGATACACAAAAGCGTTGGCTAGAAGTATGGCACAAACAAAACAAGTTAAAGCTGTAAACCCACTAATTCAAGGTTTACCTTCAACTGACAACTTCGATTCTGGAGATGGTGTTTCTTTATTTAACACTGCTCACCCAACAATCGCAGGTAATGTGGCAAACACTTTAGCTACTCAAGCTGACCTTAACGAAACTTCATTGGAGCAGTCTTTAATTGACATCGCTGCAATGACGGACGAAAGAGGTCTAAAAATTGCTGCTAAAGGAATGAAAATGATTATTCCTTCTGAGCTTCAATTTACTGCTGAGAGACTAATGAAGTCTGCTAACAGAGTTGGAACAGCTGATAACGATATCAACGCAATCATGAACATGGGAATGATTCCACAAGGTTATGTGGTTAACAATTTCCTAACTGATACTGATGCGTTTTATATCATTACAGATGTGCCAAACGGAATGAAGTACTTTGAAAGATCACCTATCTCTACTAAGATGGAAGGTGATTTTGACACTGGAAACATGAGATACAAAGCTAGAGAAAGATACTCTTTTGGAGTTTCTGACTATAGAGGTATCTTCGGTGTTGAAGGTGCTTAATTCTTAAGCATAAATTATTTAAAGAGGGGCCTTTCGAGGCCCCTTTTTTTATGATAGAAAGAAAGAACCATGAAATATAAATACTCAATAAAAATAGTTACTAAATATCTTCAAACAACCTTTGAGATTGAAAGCAATACAGAGATAAATACCACTGAAGAGCTACATCCTCATATCATTGACTTTCTAGGAAAATCTGATATAGCTTGGGAACAAAATGAATTACGTTACAATAGTAGTGTAAATGATTTTTATATAACCTATGAGGAGGTTCAAAATGGCTCAGGACAACATGGTATTGTTCGCAAAGAAACTGAAACTCGAGTCTAGATGGAATGAGTTGTTTCTTGAAAACAAAGGACAAATAACACCAGAAATGTCTGTTTTAGGTGATGAGATCAAAGTAGTTATTAGATCAATCATTAGACAACAAGAAGAGGAAGTCCACAGCAATCCTAGAGATGGTGAAATACATCTTTACGCTGGTTAATTAGGGTTTTAACATTGTTAAAAAACACCTTTTTACTGTAGGGATTTCTTGCACTTTATTTAAAAATATCTTATAGTATCCATACTATACATAAACTAATTTGGAAACCGACGCGTATAGTCGACGGCCTAGAGACGGCTTCCAATTAACTAGGAGAATATAATCATGGCACAAACTACTTTTTCAGGTCCAGTAAAATCAGATAATGGTTTTCTTGCACCTTCATATACATTAGTACAAGCAGCAGCTATTGACAGTCCAGCGACTGGTTTAGTTATTTACATTTCTGATGCAACTGGTTCAGGAGTTACTGGATCACTTTGTTTCTACAATGGAACTAGCTTCATCGACGTTACGACTGGTATAGCAGCAGTATAATTAATTAATTTAATGTGGGCTTCGGCCCACATATAAAATTTAAGGAGAAAAAATATGGCAAGTAAAGGCGATATACAAGCAACAAGATCAGCAGCAGCAGCAGGTGCTACAGCAATAGTTGCTCAACCCATTAGATTAAGAGCAATATCAATTGCATCGGATGGTGTTGGAGCAGGTGTTTTAGAATTAACTACAACTTCAAATACTGGAGCTACTTTATTATTTGCGGATATTCCAACTGGAGATGTTTTAACTTTAAACTTTCCTGAAGATGGGATTTTATTTCCAAAAGGAATATTTTGTAAAACTAAAACAAATGTAACTGCTTATACATTATTTACTGACAAGTATTCAGGACCTGGTTTAACTGCAGGGTAGGGGCTAAATGTCTAATACTACTTCGGGAACTACTACTTTTGAAAAAGGTTTTTCAATATCTGATATTGTAGAAGAATCTTTTGAAAGAATTGGAATACAAGGTGTATCCGGCTATCAATTAAAAGGTGCTAGACGTTCTTTAAATATTTTATTTCAAGAATGGTCTAACAGGGGCTTGCATTATTGGGAAGTAAAGAATAATAACATTACTTTAATAGATGGTCAAAAAGTTTATACAATGTATCGTTCAACATCTGATGGAACTTCGGACGCCACTGCTGTATATGGTGTTGATGATATATTGGAGTGCTCTTATAGGAATGCCAGTTCTGTCGACACTCCGTTAACGAAAATAAACAGATCTGCTTATCAATCTCTTTCTAATAAAACTTCAGAAGGTCAACCCACTCAATATTTTGTTCAAAGATTTATAGATAGAATAACTATAACTTTATATCAAACTCCAGGTAGTTCTGAAGCAGGTAATTTTCTTAACTATTATTATGCAAGCAGAATTCAAGATGCAGGGGCCTATACTAATGATGCAGATGTACCTTACAGATTTGTACCTTGTATGGTAGCAGGACTTGCTTATTATTTAGCAGTTAAGTTTGCACCAGAGAGAATTCAAGCATTGAAACTTTTATATGAAGATGAATTACAAAGAGCCCTTGAGGAAGATGGTTCTTCATCTAGTACTTTTATAACCCCTAAAACTTATTACCCGAGTGTATAATGACTAATTTAAGTAGAGGAAAATTCGCAAAAGCAATATCAGATAGATCAGGAATGGAATTTCCTTATTCTGAAATGGTGACTGAATGGAATGGATCCTTTGTCCATTATTCAGAGTACGAGGCTAAACAACCACAGTTAGAACCGAAAAGATTTACGGCCGATGCACAAGGTTTACCTCAAGCTAGACCCGATAGAGTAGAACCTGCAGTAGCTTCTTTGTTACCGGGTAATCCATTGAGTTTAACATCAGGATCCTCTACTGTAATAGTCACAGAACCTTCTCATGGAAGATCGACTGGTGATGTAGTTGTTTTTAGAAATGTTGATGGAAGTCCGGGAGGATTAGTATTTTCTTTATTTGAAAATGCTGCAGGATTTAGTATAACTGTTATTAACACAAATAGTTATAGTTTTGATTGTGGAAGCAATGCAACTGTAACAGAAAATTCAGGGGGAATGTTCACGACTGCTGGTCCAGTAACGTTAACACCATAATATGGCATACACTTTAACAAATTTACAAGATGATATTAGAAGTTATACAGAAGTTGACAGTTCTGTATTAACTACTGGAATTTTAAATACTATAATTAAAAACGCTGAGAATAGAATTTATAGAGAAATAGACTCTGATGACAATAGGTTTTATGCAACTTCTAACTTAGCTGCTGGAAGTCGATATGTAACCATACCGTCTGATTTAAGATTTATTAGATATGTTCAATTAACCGATACCAATGTAACTCCCAACACACAAACTTTTTTAGAGAAAAGAGATACTTCTTTTATGGCAGAATATTATAACACTCCAGGTACAGCCTCTGGAATACCTCAATATTATGCTAATTGGGATGCTAATTATTGGGTAGTTTCACCTACTCCTAACAGTAATTATTTAATTACTCTAGCTTATACTAAGCAACCAGGGTCAATAACAGCTTCACCAGGAAGTACACAAGGTACTTATACATCTAATAAATATCAAGATTTACTTTTATATGCTTGTCTGGTAGAAGCATATGGATACTTGAAAGGTCCTGCAGATATGTTACAATACTATGAGCAAACTTATTCAAAAGCAGCTAACACGTATTCTATTGAACAACAAGGTAGAAGACGCCGAGATGAATGGCAAGATGGTGCCATTCGTTCTAGACTTAAATCTGAATCACCATCAAAATACTAAGGAGATAAAAAAATGGCAAATATAGTACCTGACTCTTTTAAAACAGACCTACTTGGTGGAGTGTTTGATTTTGATTCTGGTGGATCAACTTTCAAATTAGCACTTTATACATCACAAGCTGGTTTTAGTACGGCTACTACTGCATATACAACTACTAACGAAGTTTCTTCGTCTGGTACAAACTATACTGCAGGTGGAAATACTTTAACTAATAATGGTGTAGCAATATCAAGTAACATTGCATACGTTGACTTTGCAGATTCTACTTTTA